CAATGAAATTTATAGTGTTAATCCTGGTCAAAGTTCAAGCACGGCTGTTACAGGATTGGTTGATCCCGCAACTGGTTTAGTAGACACAAAAGTAAATGGCTACATAAATATTTATTTATATAGCAATGGATCAAATAGCCCAGTAAATAGCAGTCAATCCGCTATTAGCGTAATGCAAGCTAGCGGATTGACATATACATGGGATAGCAACAAATTAATGACAAATACGGCTTTTGCCATATTACATTTAACTTACAACGCTAATGCTGGTGTTACAAGTATTCAACAAACACAATTTGAAATTATTAATTCAAGAACCGCACCTGGCGATGTTATTTATGATTATTTAACCAATACGGTTTATGGCGGTGCAGTTCCAGTATCGCAAATAGATACCGCCAGCCTTACAGCATTAAATGTTTATTCTGCACAAACAATTACATTTAATAATTATCTTGGTGTTCCAGAAACACAACCTAGATTTACATTTAATGGCGCAATTGACACTACTAAAAATATATTAACCAATTTGCAAGACATGACAAATTGTTGTGATTGCTTGCTTACATTTAATCAAATATATGGTTTATGGTCGGTAATTACCCAAACGCCAACTTACACGGTGGCGATGGATATTAACGATTCCAATATGATTTCGGCAATTGCTATTAGCACTATGGATATAAGCAATACTTATAACATTGCTCAATGTCAATTCCCAGATATTTCATTAAATAGTTCATTTAATACCAGCACAATTAATTTGTCTTTGGTTGATCCAGCGTTGCTATATCCAAATGAACCAGCCAATAGCCAGACAATACAATTGCCATTGGTTAATAACGATGTGCAAGCACAATTACTGGCTACTAGATTTCTTAAAGCCGCTAGATTAGATTTACAAGTGCAAGTAACCGTAAATTATATTGGCTTAGAATTAGAAGCTGGCGATGTTGTAACCATTACCAATGCTAATTATGGCTGGACTGCCAAATTAATGCGGGTAATGAAGGTAGAACAAAACTTTTTATCAGACGGAACAATTTCTGTAAATTTACTTTTACAGGCTTATGATCCAGCAGTATTTAACGATGCAAGCATTACGCAATATACGCCAGGATCAAATACTGGATTGTCAGCACCCAATAGTTTTGGAACAATACCAGCACCAGTTGTAGTAAGCAATTTAACTTCTTTGCCAGTACCCACTATTGGAATTCAAGTTACTTCAAGTTCTGCTGGCATTACGCAATATGCCGAAGTTTGGTATTCAGCTTATTCAAATCCAACACAAAGTCAATTGATGCTGGCTGGCACAACTGCTGTTCAATCTGGCGGTACGCCATATGGTAATAGCGTGGTAATGCCAACCGTATTTTTAACGGGAATTCCCGCTGGTAATTGGTATTTCTTTAGTCGTATGGTTAATAGTGTTGCCAAATCATTATTTAGCCCAGCATCAACGGTTTTAGATTGGCGGCCAGCAACATTCCAATATTCACAGCGTTATTTATCTATTGCTTATGCAACCAGCGCAACTGGCGGTGGATTTACTTCAAATCCTAGAGGGGCAACTTACTATGGCATTTTAAATACATCTGCCGCAATATTTGACACGAATCCATCTGATTACACATGGTATCAAGCCATTCCCGCATTTGGCACTACTGGCTCATTAAATTATTTGCTTTTTTGTAATCGTGGAAATAATTTAGTCAGTTTTGCGATTGGTAATGCGGCTTTTAGTGCTGGAACGGCTTTATTTGTTCCAACAAACACAAGCAGTTATGACCCAACAATTTGGCAAGCATTGGAAGATGGTTATAATATTATTGATCTTAATGCTCGTACTGGCCAGCTTATTCAAACTGGTACAACTACCGTTGGTACTGGTGAAATTGCTATTACCAATAACCCGCAAGGCCAAGTTATTGCATCTTTGGCTCAATTATTGGATTTTGGTGGGCCGCCAACCAAAACATCATCTGTAGCCACTTTAACAATTGACATTTATGGGCGTGTAGTTGGATTTAGCCCGCCAGACAATTTTTATTACACAATGACAGCTTTTGATGCTTCCGCTGGTCAAACCGTGTTTAGCGTTACTAGAGGTACAGAATATGTATCGGGCAATTGCTGGGTATTAATTAATGGATGTTTATTAAATCCATCTGAATATACCGATACTAGCGGATCAACTGGAACTGTAACTTTGGCAACTGGCGCAGTTTTAAACGATATTGTTACTATTATTTCTTTTGCTTCTGTTGGCGGCTCTGGAACTTATAATAGTTTTAGCCGAAACTCTGCAACATTAAGCAATACAGGATCATATACTGCATCAGGGTTTACTTTAGTTAGTGGCAATGAATTGCTATTTTTAAACGGTACTGTAATTAATGCTCAAGACTATAATATATCTGGCCAGACTATTAGTTTTGTAAATGCCGTTTCTGGTGATTTAGAAATTATCCAATGGACAAATAACAATTTGGGCGTTCCCAACGGCACACCAGCCAATGTGGACATATTTACAACTATTGGGCAAAGTCTTTATCCATTTTCCTTTAACCCATTGGCTTTTAATCTATATAATAATGGGGTATTATTGTTGGAAACTGTGGATTATACGGTTGCTGGCGGCACATCATATACTTTGGCACAAACACCAACCAGCAATTTAAACATTTTGGTTCAACAAACCTTTAATAGAACAGGGGCAGTATGACACAAGCACTTAATTTAGCTAACTTTGCTAATAACCTAAATACTTCTGGGCAAACCAGCAATTCTGGATTGCAAAATTCAAGTATTACTGTAAATGCTGGAACTGGATTATCTGGTGGTGGCACACCATCCTTAGGTGGATCAGTAACACTAAATAATGCTGGTGTTACATCTGTTTCGGCTGGAACTGGTATTTCAGTATCAGCTTCAACTGGTGGTGTAACAATTACCAATTCAGCCCCCGCTGTAACTGCTGGCGAAGCAAAGGCTTGGGTAACTTGGAATGGTAATGGTGTTGGAACAATTTTAGCTTCATACAATGTAAGCTCTGTTACTTATAGGTCTACAGGTTTATTTACCATTAATTTTACTAATGCTTTGTCTGATGCTAACTATACTGTTGCAGGTTGCCCAGGAGTAAATCCTGGAAATGCTGGTGGCTATTTAGGAGTCAGCGATAATACTGTTGGAGCTTCAACAACAGCTTGCGGAGTATATACAGTTAATTCAGCAGCAGCTTTATCAAACTATTCAAGAATTTCCGCTTCATTTATTAGATAAGGAATAAAAATGTCCCAAGTAATCATTTATACAAACTCTACTGGCGGTGTATCTGTCTGTGTCCCTACAGGCGAATTGCCAATTAACGAAGTCTTAGCAAAAGACTGCCCTGCTGGTGCAATCATTGTTGAAGATTCAGCACTTCCTCAAGGTGCAGATGCTTCTTTTTTTGACGCATGGAAGCTAGACGGCTCTACTGTTACTGTAGATTTCCCAACAGCCCAAGCCCACAAACTGCGTGATTTTAATGCTGCTGCGGTTCAAGTAGCCCAAAAGCGTCAATTAAATACATTAGCTGGTATTGTTAATACACCAGACGATGTGACTTTTACTGCTGAATTGGCTAATGGGCGTACTGCCATTGCTAACTCTAAAACAACTGCTGATTTAATTGCAATTGTTAATCCTATTTAATTTTAAAGTAAAATATTAAAAAACAAAACATGATTTGGGGCTAAGTGGAGTGCCACTTGCCATTAACCGAGAATTGGAATAATCATGGCAATTTTTAACAAAAACACCTTAACTCAGGTATCGGGATTTGACAATCCAATTATTGCTGGTGAACTCGTATGGGATCAAGCAACCTATTGGAATTTAGTTATTACTGGGTCAGATAATGTAACTCCAGTAAACCTAACTGGCGCAACAATTAATGCCCAAATTATTCGTAGGGAAGTGTCAAATATTCAAGACACTCGTTACGGCTTATCTTTTGATATTGCCGACTATAGCCCAACACCAACTCCAGTTTCTTTAACGGTCAGCAATCGTGTAGATACGGCTGGCACATTTACATTGACTATTGATTCTGCCGCATGGGGATTAATGTCTAACGATCCAGAATTAGAAATTAACGCTACAAATTGCGTAGGCTACTCTGGGCGCATAAAAATCAGCTTTCCCGCAAGCGGATCAACACCCGCTAATGATTACATTATTTTCCTATTATTCCTGGTGCGTTCTGATGGCATCATTGTGGAGTAATCATGGCAAATATCAAGGTAGTGGCTGGCAATAGCGCAACTAATGTAACTGCGGTTGAAAACACAGTAAATATTTCTGTTGTTAAAGAAAACACAGTTAATTTACAAGTAACCCCAACTCCTAATCAAGTTATCAGTATTGATAAAGGGCAATTTGGCCCATCAGGATTTTCTGGTTATTCGGGTTATAGTGGTTTTAGTGGCGCATCAGGTTTTGGCTATTCTGGTCAATCGGGATATTCGGGGTACTCTGGTTACAGCGGTTCTGGCATTAGCGGATATTCAGGTGCAACTGGCCCACAAGGTATTTCTGGCTTTAGTGGTATTAGCGGATATTCAGGCGCAGTTGGCCAAAGCGGTATATCGGGATATAGCGGATTTTCTGGAACAAGCGGTTACTCAGGGAGTGGCACAAGTGGATATTCTGGGTTTAGTGGTACATCTGGATTTTCTGGATTTAGTGGATATTCGGGTTCTGGCGTTTCTGGCTATAGTGGGTTTAGCGGCATTAGCGGTTATAGCGGTGCTAGTGGTTTATCTGGTTTCTCTGGTTTTAGCGGAATAAGCGGTTATAGCGGATCAGGTGTAAGTGGCTATTCTGGTTTTTCTGGAATGAGTGGTCAGCAAGGTACATCGATCAACATTAAAGGCACGGTTGCCACACCAGCGGATTTGCCTTTAGTTGGCAATCTTCCAAACGATGCTTACATTGTTTCTTCCAATGGCGATCTTTATGTATGGTCTGGCACAACTTGGAATAATGTAGGTGAAATTGTAGGGCCACCAGGCACATCTGGTTATTCTGGTTTTTCGGGTTATTCTGGCATTTCTGGTTACAGCGGTTTCTCAGGCATTTCTGGCTATTCTGGTTACTCTGGTATTTCTGGTTATAGCGGAAGCGGTGTAAGCGGTTACAGCGGGTTTTCTGGATATTCTGGTAGCGGTGTATCGGGCTGGTCAGGATTTAGCGGTATAAGCGGTTTTAGTGGATTCTCAGGCTATTCTGGTAGCGGTGTTTCTGGTTACTCAGGATTTAGCGGTATATCAGGATATTCTGGCGCAGTCGGACAATCAGGTACAAGTGGATATTCTGGATTTTCTGGAATTAGCGGTTATTCTGGTAGCGGAGTATCAGGATATAGCGGTTACTCAGGAATAAGTGGGCAAAATGGATTATCAGGCTATAGTGGTATTTCTGGATTTAGTGGCTATTCTGGTATTAGTGGTTACTCTGGTTCTGGCGTATCAGGATATTCTGGATATTCGGGTAGCGGCATTAGCGGTTATTCTGGCTACTCTGGTATTTCTGGGTATAGCGGAATTAATGGTGCATCAGGTTATTCTGGAATAAGTGGTTACTCTGGCATCAGCGGATTCTCTGGATATTCTGGCATTAGCGGGTATTCGGGTAGTGGTATAAGTGGATATAGCGGGTACTCAGGTTTTAGCGGTATCAGCGGATTTAGCGGGTCAGGTGTATCTGGTTACTCAGGATTTTCGGGCATAAGTGGGTATAGTGGCTTTTCGGGCATCAGCGGATATTCTGGCTCTGGTGTATCAGGCTACAGCGGTATTAGTGGCTATAGCGGCTATTCTGGAATTAATGGGGCATCAGGATTTAGTGGCATTTCTGGTTATAGCGGTTTTAGTGGCATCAGCGGATATTCTGGCTCTGGTGTATCAGGCTACAGCGGTATTAGCGGATTTAGTGGTTCTGGAATAAGCGGATATAGTGGTTACTCAGGCTATAGCGGATCAGGTGTTTCTGGATATTCTGGCTACAGCGGCATTTCTGGTTATTCTGGTAGTGGCGTTTCTGGTTATAGCGGTTATAGCGGCTATTCAGGAATTAGCGGATTTTCTGGTTATAGCGGTAGTGGTGTTTCTGGCTACTCTGGTTACAGCGGATATTCTGGTTCTGGCGTAAGCGGCTATTCTGGTTATTCTGGAATTTCTGGATATTCTGGCGCAGTTGGTCAAAGTGGCTATTCTGGAATTTCTGGTTACTCAGGATTTAGTGGTCAAAACGGTGGCGGTGGCGTACAAGGCTTTTATGGTTCTTTTTATGACACAACCAATCAAACTGCCGCAAATACAACAACAGCTTATGTTGTAAACATTGGTAGTCAATTTGAAGCTAATGGCGTAAGCATTGTTTCTGGTAATCAAATTAAATTTGCAAATGCTGGTACATACAATCTTGAATATTCATTGCAATTCGCAAATACAGATTCAAATGGCGATAATGTTGATGTATGGCTAAGAAAAAATGGTTCTGATGTTGCAGATAGTAATTCTATTTACAATGTGCCAGGTACAGCGCATGGCGGTGCTGGTGCGTTAATTGCCGCAGTTAATTATGTTTTAACAGTTTCCGCTGGTGATTATTTGCAATTAGCTTGGGCAGTTTCTAATACAAGCATTTCTATTACAACAACTAGCGCACAGACTGGGCCAACTGTGCCAGTAACGCCAGGTGTAATTGTTACCGCAACTCAAGTAATGTATACCCAATCAGGATATAGCGGTATTAGTGGCTATTCGGGTTACAGCGGTATTAGCGGTTATTCTGGTATTTCAGGCTATAGTGGCTCAGGAATTTCTGGTTATTCGGGTTACAGCGGTTCGGGGATAAGTGGCTACAGCGGTTATTCGGGTGCAGTTGGTCAATCTGGTTACAGCGGTTATTCTGGAATTTCTGGAACAAACGGCACTAATGGTGCATCTGGCATCAGCGGATATAGCGGTTATTCTGGAATTAGTGGTTATAGCGGTTCTGGAATAAGCGGATATAGTGGTGCAAGCGGTATTTCAGGATATAGTGGATATTCAGGTTCAAGCGACACTTGGTTAGGTGCTTGGTCAAGTTCAACTGCTTATGTAGTTAGAAATATTGTTTCTTACAATGGTTCTAGTTACTATTGTATTCTTGCCAATACCAATCAACTTCCAACTAATTCTACTTATTGGAATTTATTGGCACAATCTGGTTATTCAGGATATTCGGGTTTTAGTGGAATTTCTGGTTATTCTGGTAGTAATGGCACAAATGGTGCATCTGGTATTAGCGGCTATTCAGGATATTCAGGATCAGGCATAAGCGGATATTCTGGTTATAGTGGATCAGGCATTAGTGGTTATTCTGGTTTTTCTGGATATAGCGGTTCTGGTGGCGGTGTAATGACTTATGATTCATTTACTGCTACAGCCAGCCAAACAAGTTTTACTACATCAACCACCTATACATCGGGTAAGATAGATGTATATGTAAATGGTGTCAAAGTTAGAAATGGCACGGATGTAACCGTAACTAGCGGCACGGCAATTGTATTTGGAACGGGATTAACAGCGGGAATGATAGTAGATGCCGTTTATCCGCACTAATTAATATAAAAACATGACAAAACAAGATGAAGTAAATGAGTTGATGAACAACTATGAACGGGCTGTATTCTTAAAAGGTGATGAAGTTTACCCAAGAGAATCAACCCGTTATTTTTGGGCTAGGGACAATCTTCTAGGAAACAAAATACTAGAAATTGGTTGTTCTAATGGCTATGGCAGACAGTTTTTGCCAAAAGACATTGAATATACAGGGCTAGATTACGACCCTAAAATTATTGAAAACGCCAAAGCACAAGGATGGGATGGTATTAACAAATTTGTTAATGCCGACATCAACACTTATCCACTAGAACAATACGACACCATTATTGCTTTTGAGGTTATAGAGCATTTAGACAATGGCCTAGAAATTGCCGAAAAACTCAAAAAGCATTGCAAACGATTATTGATTACTTGCCCCTGGAATGAGCCAAAAGGGTTTTGGGGCGAACATCACAAAATTCACGGCATAAACGAAATCCATTTTAAAGGTTTTAATATTTCCTACATTGGCGAACACGGAAATATATCTAAGTACCCTAAAGCAATTAACGAATTCAATCGATTTAATTTAATGATAGCTAAATACGATTCTGTCCCACAGAAAAAAGGCGTTTTATGTTCTGTTGCCACACGGGGCAGATACTTTACTACCCTTCCATTAGTGTTAAACGCCATTATTAATCAAACGGTATTGCCAGATAAGTTGGTGATATTTGATGATAACGATGAACCGTTAGATATGCGAAAAGAAATGATTTATCAATATTTCTTTCAAATGTTAGACATTAAGTGCGTGGAATGGGAGTGGTTATTTGCCGAAAAGAAGGGCCAGCACCATATACATCAAATGGCTAATACGATGGGCTATGAATGGGTTTGGCGGGTTGATGACGATGCCATTCCAGAACCTCATGTATTAGAAGAACTATCATCACACATTGCAGACAATGTTGGTGCAATTGGTGGCGAAATTCTTACTTCACCTTTACAAATTGACTGTTTCCAATCAACTGGTAGGGTAGAAAATATAGATAAAGAACCCAATATACAATGGGATCGTATACAAGCCGTGCAAGAAGTTCAGCATTTGCATTGTTCATTTTTATACCGTGCTGGTGTTTATGATTATAACTTAGGGTTATCCCGTGTAGCCCATCGGGAAGAAACACTATTTACATACGGTTTGTATCTTAACGGCTACAAAATTTTAGTTGTGCCATATGCAACAACTTGGCATTTAAAGAATCCGCAAGGCGGCATCCGTAGCGAAACTAAAGAGGAAATGTACCAACATGATGAAACTATTTTCAGAAATATTATTGGGCTGGGTGATTGCACCCTTGTGGTTCTTAATTGCGGTGCTGGCGATCACATTGTATGTAAGCGTGTTATATCTCAGATACGCAATCCTATGGTGTTTAGTTGTTATCCTGAAATAGTGCCAGGCAGACCGATTGCGGAAGCCCAAGCCATGTTTGGCGATATAGACCAATGGAATATATACAAAAAAATGGCGCAATGGAATTGGACTGGCAGTTTAGAAGATGCGTATAGGAAGCTGTATTTATGATTTTAATAGCCCCGTTTGCCAAACCATTGGTTAATGGCAAAAACAATCCCAAAAACTACCCTTACTGGAAAGAATTAATTGCTCAGATAGATGAACGCATTATTCAAGTTGGCGTTGATGGCGAAGAACAGCTTGTCCCAGAGTTTGTTAAAAACTTGCCAATCGCCAGACTAAAAGAATTAATAGCCGAATGTCGCACATGGATTGGTTGTGATAGTTTTTTTCAGCATCTTGCGTGGGACTGTGGCAAGCCTGGTGTTGTATTATGGTCGGTATCTGATCCGCTGATATATGGCCATCCAGAAAACATTAATTTGCTGAAAGATCGTAGTTATTTAGCACCAAATCAATTCTTATGGTGGGATTTCACCGAACATAATCCAGATGCTTTTGTAAAGCCCGAAGAAGTGTTAAAATTCATTCTGTAATATATCGGACAATATAATATTTTCATTAACCTTTACTTTGATTTTATTATGCCCGATCAGATGACACCAGACCAAGAAAAAGAAATAATGAAGGAAGCAATTGAGGAATGGTTAGATAAACAATTTGCTAAGTTTGGAAAATGGTCATTAGCCACATTACTTGCTGGCGCAATCGTTTGGCTGTTTTACGGTTTTCTTAGTATTCAAGGGTTTCATAAATGAACGCAATATATGAAAAGATTAAAGCCACAATTCGGGGTGCAATTAAATCCAAAACGATGTGGTTTAGCGGCCTTATTACCGCTTTGGGCGCAGTTTCAGACAATTCCCAGTATTTGCGTGGATTGCTTGACGATATTAGTTTTAATACGGTTATGATTGGCATTGGTGTAATTACCGCTTTATTGCGTATTGTTACTACCAAGCCATTAGACGAAAAATAATGTTTCCGTTACCTATAGGTTTTTATGTCAAAGCTGGTTTGGTTGCTTTGTTTCTTTTTGGCTCTGGTTTTATCGGTTATCGTATTGGTCATAACGGCTTGGTGGAATATCAGGCCGCAGAACTTAAACAAAAAGCCGAATGGGAACAAAAGATAGCTAATCAACAAGCCCAACAAACACAGAAAGCCCAAAATGAAAAAGATGCCCTTGAAACTCATTATCAGTTACTTCTTAGTCAGTACCGTTCTATTGGCTTGCACAGCCGCACCACAAGTGGCAGTACCGCCACCCTTGCCATACCAAACGAAGAATTCAGATTATCTGGGCCAAATGTCGAATTTCTTATCAACTTTGCCAAGCAATGTTCAGCAACAGAAATAGAACGAAACGATGTCATCGAGAAATATAACGACTTAAGATGACTGGCAACTTTAAGAATTGCCTGGCTTTGTTATTAAAGTCAGAAGGCGGCTTTACAGATAAGCTGGGCGATGGTGAAAAGTGGACAAATATGGGTGTTACAAACACCACATGGTCAGAATGGACTGGACACGAAGCAACTGAAAAGGAAATGCGAAATCTAACCATTGACCAGATTAGCCCACTATATGAACAACGATACTGGCGATCAACTTATTGCGAGGTACTCCCCAGAGGATTGGACTTTTTGGTATTCTCAATGGGGGTCAATGCTGGCCCAGGCAGAGCAATTAAATTGCTTGAACAATCCGTTGGTGCAGTCGCAACTGGAATTCTTGGCCCACGAATTACTAATCAGATTGCCCATTCAGATGTTGGACAGCTTATCGGGCAATACTCAAAACAAAGAAGTGAATACTATATTAGCCTACATCGGCCACAGTTTATCGATGGCTGGCTCAAAAGAGTAGAAAACGAAAAAGCCGAAGCCCTCAAAATGGCTGGGTTAAATCCACAAAGTTAAAATGTCCAATATCGACATCGTAGAACCACTCATCTTCTTTGACCGCCCTATTTTTGACTTCTATCAATGGGCTAGTTTCCACAATCTCTGTTTTCACCCAATACGCATTGACTAACGGGGTTGTGCAAACAAATAACAAAGTCGGCAATTTATTAGCAAATAGTTTCTTTTTGCGGTGAGCCACATGAATTGTAGGATATGGGCAGTATGGCGCACCAACTCCCCAATCCCGCTGTTCTACTTCAACATATGCAACTAGGCGGCCATTTTTATATAGCACTAAATCTACGCCATATTTATCAGGATTATCTGTGGCCTCTAATCCCCAAAAAACCTTGATCCATTTGGTAACCGCTTCCCGTGCTGGCGGGTCGCACTTATCAAACATTTCCTTGTTAAATGGTTTATACGCCAAGATACACCCAAAATCCGTAACCAAATATACCAACAAACAATAAAGCCATTAAAAAGCCAATTAAACCGCCATGATCGGGTTCTTTGGGGTAAGTAATAGCAGAACAGTAATAAGCATCTTTAAACGCCTCAGATAGCGTTCTAGGGCTTTTTAAGTATCTTTGGTAATTATTTACAAAATGTTCGTAACTCATCCCTCTTGTGCCTTTCTTAGTATTGCTCTAGCAAAAATAATGTTTTGTTCGCCTGAGTCAGTTTCCATGCCACTCCAAATTTCAATTATTTCCTCATCTGTTAGTGTCTTTGCTTTCAACGCCTCTATTTCAGCTTGTTGCTCTACTACTTTTGCATAAAGTTTGTCGTGATTAACAAGTAAAGAATAGTATTCAGCTTGTTGCTGGCGTAGCATGGTGGCTGATTGTTCTCTTGTGCCGCCTTCCCAATGACCTTGCTCTAATTTATCAGCTAGTTCATTTGCGTTCATTTAGTTTTGCTCCAGCCGTTGCATTTGGCTAAAAACTCTATAGCCCTATCAAACTGTTCTTGCATATACTCAAGGTCATCTGCTTGTTTGCGTAACATCGTGGCGGCTTGTTGAATAATATCGCCAGGACAATAATCAATTATTTGATCTAATTGTTGTGCTAACTCTTGTGGTGTCATATGTTTTCCTTATAAGTTATCGTTGATTCAATTTCTTGATTTTCTACATCAATATTGACTGTCCAACTTCCATCTTTTTCTGGAATGGGCGTGTTAAATATCCTATCCCAGTTTTTATCAAATTCTTCTTGATTCAATATTGGGCGTGGCGCATCACCCTTGCCGCCATCCCTAGTTGTCATTTGTTTATTTCCTTAACAAACGCACCTAATTCAAGAATTGCCCAAATGCCCCACCACCACCAAGCGGCATCACCGTAATACAAAAAAAATGCTGTTAATAATCCAATCATCTTGACCCCCAAATTTGAATTTCCAATTGTTCAACTTGTTGCATTAACCATTTATTCTTAGACTGCAAAAACTCAATTTTTTCTTTTAACTGCTTAATCAAATCATCTTTTTCAGCTTCAATGCGATCTTCGGTGGTAAATGTTGTCATTTTGAATCCTTAAATTTCAAAATTGGCTTGGTTAATGCTTCTGTAATGTATTGCACATACTGTTTCAACTCATCTATGGTTTCACCACCAACTGAAGCTGGGCAATGTCCCATTGGTTTGCCCATTGCATCATAATAGACTTCCCTGGCTTCAATGTATGGTTGATCTGGATATTCTTCATCCACCATATGCA